CCTATCATTAACAGTAAAACAAATGTCATCTCAATCATTTGTTAGTCAACTTTTCTATGTTGTCCTCAATCTTTGTAAGCCGCCTGTCGTAAAACTCCAACACCAGTTTCTGTTGCTGATCATGTGGAGCATTTCCTGATTCTATATTTTGTGCCAGTTTTTCTAACTCACTTGCCAAATGTTCAATCATCATAAACTGTTCCGAATCGGCTGGCAAACTACCCATCTCACCTCTAGGCCACTTAATACGAAACTCTGTATTCATGCCCAAATCTGTTTCCATCAAGATCAACTTGTTTTCGATAGTATTAAGACGTTCGATAACCCCAAAATAAGCCCAAGTTCCAACTGTTGCAGCTATAAGTAACGCAATTAGATTGCGTATTGGCATAGCCAATTCTGTGTTGTCGCTTAACTTTGGCATCAATCACACGCTGTCTTTCCTGAACAATCAGTGGGAAAACAATGAGCAACCATCTTATAATATTGATTTTCGTATGTTGCTTGCCACATTTTTTCATCAATTAAATACAGGCATTGGGCCTCAGTCATGGGTTGCTGCAACGAAATTTGATTGCCAATATACTGCCACTCATAACCGTCAAACCCCCACATACTTATGACAAGTATAAATAGAGTTTCAACGGTATGGTGGATACTAGTCATCAGTAATTATAACCCACTGAACAGTGTTGGGAGTGCTTTCCGTTCTAAATTTTGTTGCAAACTCAGAACTTGAACTTTCTGTTACAGTTGGAGTTTCTTTATCACCAGTCATATGACCGTGTATCATTGCCGCTAATACAGCAACTATTAAAATATTTTCCATCACTGAGATTTCCTGTCCGCGTATGCATTTGCGCCAAAGTAAGCTGCAACCAATGCTGAGTTGGCAACAAAATAAGTTGGAGCAATGTCAGTAATCATTGTTGCCGCATTGTCATAACCAAGCATGGCTGTAATCAATATAGCGGCTGGATAGTTTAGCGTTCCAAACAAAGCAAACCATGTCATGTATCTCATGCTATCTCGTCTAGCATCGGCGTCTTCTAGCTCCCTGCGTTTAAACTCAAGGGCCATAGCAATCTCATCATCACACAACGTATCATCGTTGTTTGTATCAAGATGCTGATATGCGCTATCTTTTTGCAGTTTCTTTTGTGTCACAAGACAATCTCCTCTGCACTACTTTGGGCTACTGTTGCAAACAAAAAGATAAACAAAGCTATTGTAACTGCGATAATACAGGTGACGAGCATTGTTGTTTTAATCGTTTCTTCAATTTCCTTGGCCCTTCGCGCAGCCTCTCTACGCGCGGCTTTCTCCGCTTCTTTTTGTTCCCTGAGTTTTTGATTATGATGATTGACAATCTCGTTCCATGTGTCGGGGCCAAATCGCAAGTTAATCATAGTTTTGATTTCTTGCATTTGCTCCTGTAGTTTTTTGGCCTCAAGCACTGAATCAATGCTACTTTGAAACTTGATGTCACCAACGCTAGCTTGTTTGTTACGCTCATCATTGAGTTTCTTTTGACAGTCAAAGAGCGTGCCGATTTGCTGTGAAATATCAGCAACAGATTGAACATCGTTAATCCTTGCTTTGATAAATTCTATTGCTTTGCTAGCAGCAGCTACGGCTGCAACGGCTGTTGTAATAGGCTCCATATCAGCCTCGCAAAATTACACCCAGCAATAAAATAATCATAGTGCCAGCAGAGCCAATCATAATGTGTTCAATACGCTTAATTCGCAATATAGTTTCTATCCAACGCTCATCAGACACAGCCATGTGCTTTTCAAGTTCTACATGAATAGATTGTAACGTTGGTTTAGCCATTACGCATAAGGACTAGCACCAAGGACGCTGGTATCCCAAGCTGCTTTTAACTTTGTAATTGTATCTGCACTATCAATAGCTGAAGCTGCTGGGGCATCACGCAACGCTTTTTTCTTAGCTACAGATGCGGTCTTTGCAGACGCATCATCAGCTTCCAACGCCTTCATGTACACGACATCCTCTGCATCCAGAAGCGGCTGACGCACTTCACGAATTTTGTCTTTGAAGATAACTTTTGCAGCAGTCATGTCCTCACTAATAACCTTGCCGGACAGAACCCAAGCATTACGAAAATGTCGATCACTGGGTTTGCTTGTCAAATCAGCAGCATCAATTTGCTTACCGTTTTTATCTACAATGTATGTTGTTACAGCCATAATATTTTTCTCCTATGCGGCTTTGTCTTCGATTTGTAAATCGTCTGATATTTTCCAAGCATTGCGCCACTCGCGTGTGCTTGGTAACTGTTCTTTGCGGCAGACAACCATCTTAGGTTTGTTGCCCTCATCCCAGTTACGCCACACATTCTGTGGTATATCTTTCTGAATTAAATACTCTATTGCTTGTTCTTCTGTCATTGCCTCAACAGGCCGAGTGTTATGTAACAAGTGTCCTCTCGTATGCTTTACAAAGTCAGGCTTTGCTTCGTCTTTAGCTAGTTCCCAGTATACCTGTACTGGTGGTAGGATGCCGCCCTGTAGCGCACAAGCCATCCAGTTAGGGTCAGGCACAAGTATCTTAGCGCACTCATCAATGCTGTCCTCATAGACTACACGATAGTCAGACTGTACAGCGTCTAGGTTTTCTTTAGCCCAGCATAATCTGTCAAACAAATGCGTACCTTGAAACTCTGGTGTTTGCATTATGCTAAGTCTCCAAAAACTACTGATTGCTTGAAACCATCCTCAAGAGATGCGTTCGCGTAACCTGTAACTTTTTCATATGTCGATGTAGTCAGACTACAGGGACTAGAAAATCTAATATTCGTCAGGTTTGCACTTACACCACTGTAGTGTGCAGAACAGACGGGAACATACTGAGCGTCACTCATATTATTTGTAAAAGTCGGTTTTCCTCTGCCACCCCCTGCATCGGTCATGCTGGATATGTTTAGCGAGTTACCAGTGCCATTTGCAGAGATCGCAGATCCAACCATGTCGTATAGCACATATGCTCTTGCACTTCCTTTAACGGGATATTGTGTGCTAACAGACCCTGCGGATGAATGGGTTAGTGTATCCGCTACAATTGTTCCAGCCATTATGCTAAATCTCCGTGATAAGCCCATCCAGAATTAGAACCGTATGAATAATTCATGTCTGAATTTGCGCCAGCACCAGTCAATCCATAGTATCTAACAGAAGATGTTGTGTGTGAATTTCCACTACCTTCATAATACGAAAAATAAACTCCATAAATAGATGTGCCTGCGCTTACAATGTTAATGCTTCCAAAATTATTGGAAAAATTAGTCGTAAAATCTCCAGTATTATTATCGCTTGCTGAACTGCAATTTAGGGAGTCACCAATAGCCCAACTCACACTGGTATAAGTTGCCCACGCCTTTGCCAATCCTTGCTGAATACTTGTTTGTGCGCTACCTTCACCGCGAACCGTTAAAGAATTAGCAGATGCACTCACTAACGGTGTTGAACCAATCGTAATATTTGAAGCAGTTGCCTTGCCTTTTATAGTGTCAACTAATACCTCACTCATGCTAAGTCTCCATTGGCTGCGGCATACGCATAGTCTACATCTAAAAATGTATTTGCGTTATTTTCAAAATATGTCATTGCTGTTTGTGATGTTTCTTGAGATGACGCTTTTCTACCTGAGCAGCCTGCAGCCGAAGAACCACCTCCACTTGCTTGCACCACAAAACCATATCTACAATAATTTGCATCTGCAAAATTTGTTGTGTAAACAAAATCAAATAACCCTTGACCATCATCTGTAACACTTGAATTATTCAAGCTGTCTCTTATAGAATTACCACTACCATTGTAGTTTGACCAAAATTTAAGAGCCTCTTGCTTTGTAAGTGTAACAGGGCTGCTTCCGTCGGCAGCTACAATTGTATTTGCTTTTAATGTACTCATCTAAACCACCGTGTAAGTTTCGCCAGAGCCGACTGTAACAGTGACGCCAGAGTTGATAGTGATTGGCCCAGCAGACATAGCGTTTTTGCCATTGGTTATTGTGTAGTTTGTTGTTACCGTCTGGCCGTTTTCATAAAACACTTGGTCTGAACCGCCACCAGTTGCGCCAGCCGATATGCCTGTAAGGTTTGACCCATCAATGGCAGGCAACGCGCCTGTTAATTGTGTTGCGGCTATGCTTTTGTTAGTGAGCGTTTGTGTAGCTACAGTGCTGACTAGCTCACCATCGCCGCCGGGCGGCAGTGTTAGCGTGTTTGTCACAGTGGCAGAATGTGGCTGTGACTTTACGGTCTGACCGTGAAGGTTTGATTCACAGTTAAATACTAGAGTGCCGGGATTTGTATTACCTTTAAGAACTGTTTTGCCAGTGCCATTCGGGTTTAACTCAATATCAGCATTAGATGTTGTAACAATATCTTTGCCATTAACATCTAAATCACCACCAAGTTGCGGTGTTGTATCGCTTACAATATCAGATAAACCCCCACCAGCAGTCCCATCCGCACCGCTATAAGTAAAAGCAACGCGAATACCATCAGAGTTACTAAATGTGCCATTGTTAACAAGATGTGTAACAGGAACTTTGGTATAGCCTGATGCGTCTGTCACTGCACCTGTTACTTTAAACAACGCAAAGGTAGCTGGTGTACCTTCTTTTTCAATATATATTATACCTCTAGCTGTAGAATTAACAACATTATCAAAACTTTGTACAAATGTAGATATAGCTGCACCATTATCATCAACATCATCAAAATACATCTGTGTTACGGAGGCCATTGTTCCATTATTTAACGCGAGTTTGCCAGCACCGGGGTCAGCATCAGATGTACTATTGCTAAATGTAAGCTGCATACCAGCGCCACTGCCTGTATCACCTGTTGTCCCTGTTACTAAACCAAATGCTAAAGCCAAAGCACCAGTGCTTGAAGTAAATGTCGCACTTGCAGTTGGTGATCCGCCCGGTGAAACAGCTGAAACACTTGCAGTTACACTACTTACCTTACCTTCTTCCGCTACAAGATCGCCGCTACCATCAAACCCCAACTGTTTATTTGCTCTTGTAGCTACATCAGGCAAAATTAAAGATGCTGTAGTATCAGAATCGGCAAGAATCAAAGCGCGATTAGCAGCATCATCAATATCAGCTGCAATAGCAATCATCCGATCAAGTTCTGTATTAAGTGTTGCAACATCAAAAGGGCCAGATGTTGGGAAGTCAGTTGTACGATCAATATCAATGTCGCGTGTAATAACTACACTAGAGCCGCCAGATGCGCCTGTCACAGCATTGCCAGTTGTCATTTGCACAAAACCAGTTGTGCCAGACGTATGATCTTGACTATCGCCAGAATCATCTGATGTTGTGTAATGTGTGGTTAATGTTTTCTTTGTGCCATCAACAAAAACATTAAGATCGGCATCATCAAAAAACTCAAACGGCACTGTAAAGGTGGCTTGTGTAACCCCTTGGTTTACAGTGTAATTCACTCGAGGTGAGTTATCGCTTAAACTAATAGTCATAATAATCCCCT